TGTATCAAATCTTGTAACAGGAATAGTGATATCAAGGTTTCCAGATAAGCCGTTAGTTCCTGTTGTGAATATTGGAGTAACACCAGAGACAACTCCAAGATCCGCAAGCTTATCAATAAGAGTTTGTTGGGAGTATGTGATTTTTGTAATACTGAATCCGGAATCTTCCGACGATGTTTGTATACCTCCAAAAATTTTAATAGTATTGGTATTGTGTCCTAAGTACAAAAATTGTAACATTTTATTAGAACCACTAGTACTAATAATATCTGTAATATACCATCTTTCTGGTGAGCCAACGCCTTTCATGTTAAGATATGGTATATTATTTATGTGATTAGTAAAACCAGTAGAATAAATATGATAAAAATCGACATATCCGATATCGGTTGGTTCCGCTCTTCTTACTGTTCTAATACCACTACTCCACTGTTGATTACCACTATTAAAAATAGAAGCATAGCCTATTCTAGTGTCGTTAAGTGTTCCCGTAGTAGATATGATCTTATGATATCTGGGAATAATACCAGTAAAAGAGTAGCCGGAATTATAGTCTAAATATTGATGTCCTGTAGTCTTAGACAAATTGTCATTATAGTTCAAAATAAATCCACGATCTAGTCTGTTGGTCAGATTAACATCCAAATAACAGGTACCAGAAGAGGATGCAGCAAATATATCTGTTATAAAACTTAGTCGCTCTTTATTTTCTGGTTGTAGAACAGCTGCTGATCTTTCGAGTAATACAAAATCTTTATCTGGAACATCGTCGATATTTCTAATTGATAAATTTTCTTTAAATACTTTGAAGCCAGTGTTATATGTAGCATTATGATCCCAAATCATAGAAGGCGATAGTGGCTGAAAATTACTAAGACGAATATTATCAAAAATAGACACAATTCCAGTTGGTAAATTCAAAGATAGAATTTTTGTATCTTTACGATATTCGAACGTAATATTGGTATATGTTGAAGAAAATTCTTTATCCAATTTTCTAACATCATAAATAATTTCGTGATCATGGAACAATGAACCAAAAAACTTAAAACCATTAGTCATATATGTACCAGAAACAATACTATCTAAATATTCATCACTTTTTAATAGATACCTAGCATTGTCTGATGAGACAACTTTTTGACCGCTAACACCAATAATATCAAACAAATAATTTTTGGGTAATCTTGCACTATTAGTATTGTATACAGAATTAAATTTAATTGGTAATCTATTTACATAGTCGGGACTCTTGATAATTTGTTCGTGGTTTCTGTCTAGATTTAAGCGTATAGAACCAGTATGAGTAACAATTCTGTTAGACGGATAAAGGAATAAATTTCTAACCTTTATTGTGTTAGATGTTGAGGAAAGTACGTCTGTGTATGTATCGGTGCGTGGAAATAAAGCGTTTGCTTGATTAGACAATGCTTCGTATAGATATACATAGTCATTAATTCTTAAATCTTTATTGAAATCTTTATTTGAAGTAATAGTGATATCATTGGCCGCAAATGATGTATAAAATGTTGCTACTCCAGTAACATACTGAGAACCAACAAGATCATCGTGTACAACCATTCCATTAATAATAGAATTTGGTATATTGACAGGGCAATCTCCAGATGATAAACCCACACTATTGTACAGTGATTCCTCTGGAAAATAGTTATCATCTGCTGGAGCAATACCAGTGTACACAAGAAGACCAGAAGTAGAAGCCCGGTCATAAATATTGCTTAAACGTATAGCATATTCGTTTGTATATGCGTAATATGGCACCAGTTTACCCCAGCTGTAGTAGAAGTCTGGTTCCGTAAAACTTAATCCTGTAGGTCTATTTTCTAAATTGTCTTCATAGTATCCTAATGAACCATTATTGACTTCTGTTGCTGTATACGAGTATGCTGTTGGATATTTTAATACTATTTGATTGATAGTACCAGGAAATAAAATATAGGCCGATCCACTGTGTGCTAGAATAGCATAGTCATGAACCAATCTATCGTTGTTTTCGCAAAGCAGTTCTTCTTCTAATAGTTCAGCAAATATTTTGCCATTATTTGGATATATTTTTGTTGTGTCTAATAATTCATATCTATTAGACAATTCTATCCTAGAACCATTTAACTTTTCTGTTTCTGGTATTAATCCAAAATTATCTTCTGTAGATAAGATAGCATATTCGAATGGGCTACTATTATAAAAATATCCAGTATAATTTCTATCATCACTAATAAGTTGAGTTGTATCATTAGATCCAATTCCGTTTACATATAAAATAGGATTATTGATATGTTCTAAAAATGTCCAACTATCATAAGCATGTAATAAATCAGATCGTGCATAGTCTATATTAGAAACAAATAATCCTTCATTATCATCATCTGTCGGAGGATTAACAACTCTTAGTGGGTTGTAAACAATTCCTGTCGGGAGTAGTTCGATATTTTCTCTAAGATTGCGACGAATCCTAAAGGGATATGTGCTAAACCAAACTCTTTCATCAACAATGATGCCATTTATTTTTTCTTTATTTTCTGTTACGATTGAATAATTATTTTCAGTGGTAAAAAAAACATCTATTAATGTGACTGGATGTGTTATATATTCAAAATTGCTTTCATTGTCCCCGATAAGCGTATCGACTTCAGAAGATAGTGTATTTTCTAATTTTTCATCGAACAGCTTAGAATAGGATATCTTCTTAGACCATGCCACAGACTTTTGTGTATTATCTTTATATGCCAAGTAAGATAAATCATCTTCTATTTTTAGATCATCGGTTGTTCCTTCTTGTTCAACCTTAAAAGAAAGTTGGGGAATTGAATATTCATGGTCTAATGCGTCATTATTTTCTGTTAAAATAAGACCCTTTGCTTCCTGTATAAGTCCTCTGCCCAAAATAATACTAAAATCACTAATTTCTTTTGCTCTAAGATTGGTTCCAAAACACTCGCTTAAGTTTTGCTCTCCTAAATATTGTCCAGTAAATACTGCAAAATCTCTATATGGTATATAGATATTATCAAAAATAAATAAATTACCACTAATTGGAGTTCCGCTTAATACTGTTGGACGATATGTTTTAGTGACTTTGGTGTTGCCAGATAATCCTATGCTAGGATCTGAAATAGGCAAAGATCGAGCAAAAACATTTGTGCCGATACCAAATAACTGGGGAGCACCGCTAAGTGTAACAATATTACTGAAAGTCTTAGTCGTTGGTTGAGCATGACGGAATAGGTCGCTGCCTTTCATAAAAATTCCAGACACGGAATTAGACGCAGAACCAAAGAAAATATAAGGATTATAACCACCATTAACTAATAATTCTCCAACTAATGTGTCCTTACTATTTTCTAGTACGGTATTTTTAGCAAGTTGAATAGAGTTGATCTTTAGTATTTCACTAATTCCAGAAGCTAAAACATTGGATGTTATAACTGGATTACCAGAAACTTCTATAATAAGATTATTGAATGCATACAAACCAGAAGCGTCTGTGGCTTTAATATCTATTGAATACGATCCAATGTCGCATTGATCAGGGGTGCCGCTTAATACAAGATTAATAGCATCAAAAGATAACCATCTAGGTAGTGGGTGTCCACCCTTAATATTTGCTGAATATTGCAATACTCCGCTGTCTGGTTCCACAAACATATTACCTGGTAAACTATATACAAAAACATTATCGATAGGAATTCCAGTAGGTTCTAATACAATATTAACTTTTGGTATCTCATTGAGATTTTGTACATAAACATATAGAACTTGTTCGTAAAAAGAAGAAAAGTTTATATTTTGAGGTGTGCATCTTACTCTAATCGGGATAACATTATTATTCTCATAGTCTAAAGCTTCATTAGTATATAAAAAGTATCTATTTTTATCTCTAGTAATTCTAAATTTATTATTAAATTCAGAAAACGATCCATTAACTAACTCATAATTCATAGGAGCAGAGATAAAATCTAGTGGTTGATAATTTGTATCAAAAAGTCTTATACTTTGATAATTATCAATATTATATCTAACATAAACGCCGGTATGAACATTAATATCTGATAGAACTGAGCTATAATTACATGCTAAGTCTGTTCTGGCATATATGTCTACATTGCCACTATTATTAGTAAACAAAGGAGCAATTTCAATAGACTGACCATCTATGAGACGATCTATTCTTGTGGCGGTGGTGATAGAAAACGACGAATCACCATAAGCGTCTGGTTCATATACAAATCCAGAATTCTGTAATCCTATAAGAGATGCAGCCAATGGATTATTAATGTCTCCAGCTCCTCCGTCATTAACAAATACAATATTTTCTCCTGTATTAAATATTGGAGATGTCCTGGTTTGAGCACCAAGAATATTTAGTGCCTCTCCATCAACCCAAAGCTTATTGCAGCTTTTAAATAAATGAGCAGAAAAATCATCTATGGTAATAGATACTGGTCCAGATATTATCGTTGGATTAATGTCTATCGTTTTTATTGGAGCATTGATATTTATAGTGCTAGAGGTTATGCTAGTAATCACCCTACGGTAATTATAAATATTATTAGAGAAATCCTTATATTGAATTTTGATTGTCATATTTGGTTTAATAAAAGTATGCAAAGCATAGCCATACTGATTAACTAAATAAGCAGAATTATATTGTATAGATGTTCCTTGAATAGCTGCTGGAATATTAGTGTTAAAGAACTTATCATATCCACTCGGAGCATTAACTACCAACTTAGCGCCAGAAGGTAAACCATATTTTACAGCCATCCATTTTGGTGCAGTAACAGCGACGGAATTAGAATTAGGTGCTCCTTGAACAATATATCTACCAGATGGCGGCAAATACATTGATGCAGAGGAAAACTGACACTCTAGCATCGCTCCGGCTACGGCCTGATGAGGTTTTTGTGTTTGAATAACAAAAGTATTATTTAAAGGATGTTGTGTAAAAGATTCATAATATCTTGGTCTATGAATGTCTAATACTAAAGATCCGTCATGACTTTTTTCGAATACGCCAGTAATAGCAACGTTTTCTGGAGTATAAAAATAATAGGGATATAGATATCTTAAATCAACGCTTAGATTTTGTGCTGGCGGAGATTTAGCCCATACATATTGTGTTTTTGTAGCTTCTTTACCAGATGACATATCCTGATAAGTCCACTTATGCACATGTCTGCGTAATTGAGAATTATTATAAGCTTCTGTTTTATAACCAATATTCGGTACTGTGGTAGTATTAATAATATTTGAAATATTGTTGGGATCACGATAAGTAGCATTATTAATAATACCACTAGTAAAAGAAAAATGAGCCACCCCAGAACTTAAGCCTTTATTCATTAATAATTCGATATTATATGCAATAGTTTTTTCTTTTGGTAGTTGTATTACTGGAGATAAAGAAATCCAGCTTCCGTGTGTTTCTATGCCTTTCAGGTATGCTGCTACAGTTGAATATTGACCATGTTCTAAAACAGTAGTACCTGTTGTTGTGCGGAATGCACCAAAAGCAATCTGGTTCTCTAGTTCTGCTAAACCATATGATCCAAGAGCAATAGAGTTTTTGCCTTTGGCTATAGAACCATAATTGAGCGCAACAGAATTGATACCACTTGCCGTATTGTAGGATCCAATTGCCGCAGATTCTGTTCCATAAACTTTATTGTGATCTCCTATAGCAATAGAATTTTCTGACTCAATAATATTAAAAGTACCAGCAGTTAGTGAGGATAAGCTACTGCTGCCAATAGTATTATCCTCTCCAATAACTAAATTGACATCATTAGTTATTTCTATGTCTCCGTCAACTCTCTGTTTAATGTTCGATGAAGTAATTTTTCTAGCTGGTGAAACACTATCTGTAAATTTAGGAATATAATTATTTGTTCCTTCTATATGATCGAATGTTACATTGTTATAAGAAAAACTACCAGTAATATTACTAGCATTTCTGTAATAAGCGCCGTCTCTATCGTCTAAAAGATCTGCATTAAGATTGTTGACTTTTATACTATTCCCAGCTAAATCAAAAGGAGGAGAAGACGGCGGGGCTCCATTAGATAAAAATCTGATTTGACCAACAACATCAATTCCTTGTAGAAATTTCTTTAGTGCATTGATTGTTTGTTCTTGATTAGTATTGATATAAATCTGATCAGCGATTTCTCTAAATAATACTGTTAACTTATCTCCTTCTAAATTTTGAGTAATATAAATAGTGCTAGCAGACCCGCCATTGATATCGTCTTGAAAACTATTTCCATTGCCGTCAACATCGCCAACAGCACCAGAACCATAAATATTGGTTATAAGTCTTAATTGATTTTCTGTTGGGTAATATGCTAAAATACCAGTTTTGTTAGCAACTGTAGCACCATATTGAAACGTAAATCCTCGTGGTTCAGACGGTAGTATATTAGGACTATTTAAACCAAATAATGGAAGATTGTCATATAGACTTGTTTCTCCACCAGATACAGCTAATCCACCAGCAACTGTTAAAAATCCATCCATCCTATCGCTTTCACTAGCTTTTAATGGTCTAAATCCTAGAGAATCTACGATATCGTTATAAGAAGCATAATAAACGCCATCTATAAGACCTTTAGCGTTTATACGAAATTTGGTTCCGTATTGATCACCAGAAGCGTGTAGGTTTGGTAGTCTGTCTAAAGAAAGAACACCGGTTAAGTTGGTAGAATCTCTATAGAAACTACCTTGTAAACCATCTAACAAATCTGCATCTAAGCCAGACCCAGATCCATCGTTGCCGGGATGCCATGGAGTATATCCTAAAATTGATAAAATATCTAATGCCGTTAATGATAATCCACTAACTACTCTGCCTTTAGAATCAGTAATAACTTTCGTGTATGTTCCAGCAACGCCTGTTTCCGATAGTGATATAGAATTTTCTTCAACTAAAATATCAGCAGATGCACCTATTTGTAATAGAACAGATCCATTTGGAATAGATAATTGTCCACCACCAACTAAACCAGAGCCAGCCTCAATGGTGATACTAGATCCACTAACTACGATAGTACCGGTATTAAGAGGTAATGATGTTAGTTTTGTCCCATTATAATATATAAGTTGGTTTAAATTAAATATGTCATTATTAGTTCCACCTTTGCTAATTGGCACCATACCAGAAATAGCACCAAGACTCAGTTCAGCAGTTCTAGCTATGGTATTATCTACTACGATTTTATTACTAGAAACCGTTAAGCCTTCTCCAATTTTAATATCCAAAATAGCAGTATTATTATTTACTTGTGTTTTCTGAAGACCAGTACCAGGAATGATACCTGTAATAGCATTGCTGTTAGCAGAAGCTAGATCTACAATATCTTGGATAGTATAAGACGAACTAGCTAATTTGTTTCCGTCATATGATATCAAATATCCACTATTAAAACTAGTATTATTAGTGCCTCCGCTAGATACAGGTAAAATACTAAATGTCAAACCATCTTTACCAGCGGGGCCTGCTGGGCCAACTAATCCTCTTTCTCCTTGCGGTCCTTTTTCGATAGTTACCAAGTCTATGGAACTAGTAGTCAGATCAGATACAATAATATTTGTTGTTGTTATCGTACCTTCTTCGGTTCGCAAACTTACTAATAAGTAGCGATTTGGTTGAAATTGTTCAGATACTGATACTATGCTCATGTTACACAGTTTCCACAATCATCTTGTAAATCCGTATCGCATTGAAATGCGTCTGTGTCAGGTACATTACGTGGTACTAGACCTATTCCACCTTGTAAAATTCTAAATACTTTTCTGCCGCCACCAGAATATAAGTCATTGGGTTCTTGTAATTCTAGATCATATCTTGCAGAGCCGAACGTATAGTTTAAGGTTTCGGAAGCAGGGATTTTTAGAACAATTTTACCTAATAATGGATCTATAGTAAATTCATATTGAGAATTTCTTGTATTAGTGACAAATGTTCGAACGGTTGGAGAAGTCTGGTCCTCTATCCATCTTAATCTAGCACACCAATTCGTTAAATTAATTGGAAGTTGATTATCGTCTTTATATTCGAAAGCAATAACAAAAGCGGTTCCCTTTTCTATAGAAAAATTGTACTCTGCTGCTGGCATAATATAATCCTCATTTTATAAATCTCTATGAATAAAAATATCGTGATCTATCACTATATGTTTGCAAATATCTTGCATCAAATTTATTGCCAACAAATGGGCTAAGTACAGCGCGAATAGCTGTTGCTTCTTTAACATCCCAATGGGAAGTTAATTCGTCGTATGCTGCGCATGGTCCTTGTTCTATAATAAGTTTTAAACCAGCAAGGCTTCCTCCAACACTTAAACTGGCTGGTCCTAGAGCTGCTCTAATGCCTTCAAGTGCAGCCTTTGTGCGCAAACTACTTTGATCAAATAAACAAGCGGACTTCAGCGATACTAGGCTAATAAAAATATCGTCATTATTTGATGTTGGATCAGGAGTGATGGATGGTGTTGTGACATCTATGGTATACTTGGTGTCTAAATTAATATCAAATTGAACATATTTTGCCGCTACGGCTATTGCTTGAAGCATTCTTTCATCAGAATAAGTCTGATTTGCTTCATCAACATCGTTGATAAGGGTTCGTACTATGATAGGAAGCTCTATTTGCCATGACATATTTTGACCCCTAATAAATAGTGATATTATTTACTATAATATACACCCAATAGGGGAATAGATTTATTATTTGAGGGCTAAAACCCTTTTAGATTGTCTTATTGCCCTTTTAATAACCAAAATAGCTACTGATTCTATAAATGGAATTTTTCTTTTAGAGCTTTCTTCTTTGAGCCAGCCAACAATGGTAGAGATGTTTTGCTCGCACCAATCTATGCCTCTATCATTCATTTCTAGGGCGTGTCTTTTGCAAGAGCATGTTGGGCTGCTTTTTATCCCTAAAGAAGCTATCATTTTCGATAAAATAGTTCCTGGTCCATTTGGGTTTTCCTCAAGAGTTTTTGGGAATAGAGACCGGAGTGTAGATCCTATATCCGATCCAAGTTTTTCTCTTAATTTATTTTCTATCTGTTGCTGAGTATAGTCTCCGATAATATCATACTCATCTTTATCAATTAATAATAATCTTCCAGGAATATGTTGAATTTGAGCGTATACTGTTTTAGATGATGGATTATCAATATAGAATATGTTCAAACTTTTGAGCCTAATAAGATCAGGCTGAACAATTTTATTGTTTGAATCTGTAAATGGTGGGGGCTGTATTACTATTTCTTGATCTAGTTGCATTGCTCTCTCCTGTATATAGACTATAATATATAGTAATATAAAATAAAAGACGAGCAACTTTATATGATCAGATCCTGGGACTGTTTTGATACATTAATTAGTAGATATTATCACTATCCTTTATCAATCTTTCGTTTAATTCAAGAACAAACAAAAGATGATAATTTTATCACAAAAAGAATAAATGCAGAAAAAATATCTGAGAAAAAAACTCTAGAAGATATATATAAAAACTTACCAGAACACGATATGGATTTGGAATTAGAATTAGAAAAACAATATAGTTATCCAATTTTAGAAAATTTTAATAAGATACAAGATGGTGATATAGTTGTTTCCGACATGTATCTTTCTAGCAAACAAATTCTAAATATTTTACGTTATCATGGTTTAAGTAAAGATATCACGGTCTATTCAACATACGGTAAAAAGGCTAACGGGTCCATATGGCACGACTTAAAACAAAAACATAATATAGCATATCATACTGGAGATAATTTACATTCAGATATAAAACAAGCCAGAGTTAATAATCTCAATAGTATGTATTATGGCGGATCATTTTTAACAAATCAAGAAAAGCTAATTGAAAGATATAGTCCTTATTTAGCATATTGGATAAAGTATATCAGATTAAATAACCCGTACTTTGTACCATACCAAAAGATTTTATTTGATAACGGATCAATTTCTTATTATTATGGTTTATTTTGGATTAAAGAACACAAAGGCGAAGTTTCTATCTTAGAACAAATTAATCAAAATAATAAGCACATTGTTTTAAGAAATAAATTTAATAATGAGACTATAATTCTATATAAAGATATTGATCAAATAACTATACTCGATGAGTCTACTAATAGTAGTAAGGATTTAGTGTCAGCCTGGCAAGAACAGCCTGTTAACACAAATAGATTTGATGAAAATATATTATGGACAGAACAATGTTCGTATAATATTCCATTATTAATTAATAGTAGTTATTTGTTGCCTAAAAAAATAGTATTCTCTTATAGAGATTGTTATTATTGGAAAAAAATATATGATAGCATATTTGACACTAATGTAGATATTTTGGAGTCTTGTAGAAATTCTTACTATTATCCATATAGTCAAGAATATATAAACTATGTTCTACAAATCACCAAAGAAAAAACGATTGTAGATCTACATGGTACAGGATACAGTTCGGGACATTTTTTCTCGAATCAAAAAAGAGAGCAAGATATGCTATTTATATCAGAACACAGCGATAATGCAAATAAAAATATATCAATCAAAAATTTAACTATGTGTTTTGACAGAATTTTTAATGAAGATGCTACCTCAACAAGATTTAATCATAATAGAATGGCATCCAAAAATGGTTTGAGGTGTTGTAGTGGGACAGTGTTAGAAAAATTTAATATCCCACCAGAATTAGGACAAATGGTTGGTTGGGATAATAAATGTATTAGGAAAAAACCAGAACATAATCAAGATATATGTAATATTTTTAATAAGGCAGTAATTTGTGCTATTAATAAATCAGAAATATACGGTTCGTATATAAATGGAGTAGAAGATTTAACAGAAATTTTGCTTAAGAGGATGAATGAGGATAGTTATGCCAATACTGTTATTCATTCATTGTGGGATCCATTTAAAAATATAAAATTAAAATGATATTATTATACGATAAAGAAACGGCTATTATTACATTACCAAAAACTGGTAGTACCTCTTTATTTGAAACATTGTGTCGCATTCCGTATAATGGTGTTTTTTGCATCGGGCCTAGTGGGGACGACCCCAACTACTATGATCATCATTCCGTAATATTACCACAAGCACCTTTTGAATGGAGAGTTTTGATAGTAGTTAGGAATCCTCTTCAAAGGTTTGTGAGCTTATGGGGACACCTGGCCAAAGAAATGGTGTTACATATGGAAAGTCCGCCAACCATCGGAGAATTTGTGGATATTATTAGTAATAATGATCATGATTTTTATTTTTATCAATGGAATCAGACTAAAATTTTAGAAAAAGCTAATTATAAATATTCTATAATAAAAAGTGAACATATGGAAGAAGAGTTGTTAGAAAAAGAAATTTTACATAATAAAGGAGACCTTCTTAATCTAAATGTTTTTAATATTACTCAAAAGAGTAAACCATATGATCAGATACTCGATAAAAAAATGATAGAAAAATTAAGATGGTGGTGGGAACCAGATAGTTTAAGATTTAATTACAATATATAAATTAAATTCAAAAACATGTTTTTAATGTCCATGATGCATTACCGTAAAATCCACCACCAAAACCATTATCTTTACAACCAAAAGTAATAGATTCTCCTGGTGCCAAAACTACAGAATAAGACCAAAAATGAGATCCATTGGTAGTGCCGTCCGATCCGCATGGACTTCCATAAGCACCCCATGGGAATGGATATTGTCCTGCTTCGTATATTGAGCCATTAATCAATAGATCATCATTAATACCACCGCTAGCTTCTAATAATGCTGGAGTGGAATAATTATTGGTAATTGTAGCTATATTGCTAACAGAAGCACATTCTGCAACATTTCCAGATATTGTTCCGCTATCTTGTTGACATTCTGTATCTTCGGCTTCTGGATTGTTAGTATCAACAACTATACAGCTTTGTACTATGGGCTTATTAACCGTTGTTACAATCTTTGTACCAATTAATGATCCAGTTATTGGTTTAGTTTTACACCAATTACATTGTTGTATATCATCAACACATGGCGCATTGCTGCATTTACTAACTAAGGTGTCTTTAAGATTTTTATACAAAATAATTTTTTCTAAATATGTTTTAAAGACTATTATTAAATCAGCGTATGATAATGTATATATATTACCATTCTTATCGTTAAATAAAGGCATGGGGGCATCATTGTCATCATCGTACAACGCCTGAGCGTACGATAGAATACTCTTATACGACATTTGATCAGCTATGGATGACCCTAATATTGCATTTTGATTATTAATATTAACTAGTATACCATCTTCTATGGTGGCGTTGTATGATGCATTAATTAAATTGATTTGCGCATCTTTAAAAGTTTGCAGCGGCGGGTCACTAATGGTTCCACTAGCAATATATCGATAAATTAAATAACACTCCCATTCGGTAGTATCTTCATTGTCATCATTAATATTACAAGTAGGGACGGGGTTGTTAGAAAATTCATTAATAGTCTTAGTTTGTCCTGTCGTTTTATCAGTACGAAGAACAGGAGCATTTTCTGATTTATTAGTAATAACATTCGCTCCACTCTGCATTACATCAATAAATGCATAAGAATATTTATTAGAACAAAAATCATTAATATTAGTATAATTACATATCATATTATGTATACTCACATTGTCCGTTTACGCAAGTACCATTTTGCGTGCTTGGTCCTGACCAATTAGAAAATGGAGCAAATCCTAAATAATCCACGCAATCTGTAACATTTCCAGGTACTACATATGTTTTAAAGCAGCCATATGAACCTTCGGATCCACCACAAGAATATCCGGGCGGACAATTACAGTCATCACAAGATACTACACTACAAGTGCCACTATCAACACATATTGTACGTTGACACTGAGCTACGCAAACTCCATCATCACAGCATTCGCCACTATCGCACAAACTAACACATTGTCCATCAACACAAGTTTCACAACTATTAGAATCACAAGGCGGATCACAGACCCCTGTGGTAACATCTGAAATTTCTTGATATGTAGAATAATCTATTACAATATTAGACTGAATAATATTTTGGCTAGTTTTATTATTACAATAATATTTGTTTGAAATATCATCTGATGTTTTGATGGTCTGTAACTGATTTAATAGATCGTCTTTAACTACTTTTTGTTTAGATACCGTTTCAAAATATTTTGTTAATACTAATTTTAGAGTACTATAATTTAAATAATAAGCAGTATTATTAATGTCTAAAATATATGGCATAGCACTGTTAGTATTTTCGTTATATAGGATATTTGCTAAACAAATAACATTACTTAAATGTATTTGATTTTCGATTGTTCCATCTAATATAATAGTATTGTAGCTGTCAATGCTGATAGAAACGCCATCTTGTAAAGAATTGTCATAGTTTTTGAGCACAGAATCCGTTTGCAGAGTGTTCGTTACTAAAAGATCAGGACTATTGACAACATTACCATTATTAACATAAATTGCATAACATTCCCAATAACTAATAACTTCTACTAAATCGTTATTATCACATGGTTCAATAAATAAATCGGTGTCAGAAGATATTGTAATTTTTTGTCCAGTATCTTTATCTGTACGAATAACGCTGGTAACTAAATCCCCAGAAGCTGATGTGGGGGTGGTAGTGTACTGGTATGAGAATTTATTAAGACAATAGTCTGTTATATTTTGGTAGTTACAGATCATATTAAATTCCTTAACAAGAAGACAAACATTCTTGTTCCGAAGCATACAACGGATATGGCCACCCACCACGAGCCTCAATTTCAGCACAAGTTAGGTTTTCACAAAATGTTGGAATTGCTATTAAATAGCATCCATTATTACACTCCCAGCAGTTTGTTCCGGCGTTCCAATCGGGACATTCGAAATCTCCATTTACGCAAGGACACTCGTTCGGTTCGCCTTCGAACATGCCGGGACAATACGCTTCAATACACTCTCCATTAACACAACAGGATCCACTCCCACAATCGCTATTAGTTATACACTCTTCGCAAGTTTCATTCTGACAAACTCCATTACAACAATACTGTCCATCTTCGCATAAGCTTTGACAACTACCATCAATACATTCTTGACAAGAATTTGGATCACATGGCGGATCACACAAATTATTAAGTTCTTCACAGCTTAAAGTACTAAATTTAATAATAATATCATTACTGCCTGATATATTGGTCAATTTATTATATGTGGTAGTGGGTAGACTAGTAGAAAATACTTGTTTTTGTATATCATCTATAGTAGAAGCATTATTAATTTGAGCTATTGTATTGTCTAATATTAGTTTATAGTTTTTTAATTTATTGAAATAATTAGAAAGTATATTAGTTAAATTGTAGTAATTTAAAAAATGGGCATTGTTATAATAATCAACTAATGGTGGTAGTGGATCCTTACTATCATTAATATTCATAAGAGTAGCTAAAGATAATATGTTACTAAAATTAATAATATCATCATTTAAAGCTGGTAGAAGAATAGTATAGTTAGTGGTTTCGGAAACAACAGTATTAGAATACGCACCATTTGCAGCTATTGTAATATCTGTAGCAAAATTATCTATTGTAATTAAAATTCCATTAGTTAAAGTTTTATTATAAGTGGTTGTGACATTTTTTATTTGCTCTTCTTTATATTTTGATAATGATGGATTATTTATTATTCCATTATTATTTTTATACCATAAATAGCATTCCCAGGCTGTAAGGGATGCGTTTTCATCATTAGTATCGCAACTATAAATTTGCAGAGAAGAGCTTGGCTCTAATAATACTTTTTCTTGAGTGTTTTTATCAATTCTATATACTGATCCATCGTAACCAGTATTGGGTATAACATAACCATCTTTGAGAATAAAACTAGCATATTCATAGACGTATTTGCTAGAACATAAATCATAAATATTGGAATATCCACATATCATAAATGATATCCTATGTAAACTTAAATTCTGATATATCTATACAGCCAACATTACCTGATTTTAATCTAATATATCTATAATTCCAATTACCATTTATAACTCTTGAAGATGTTGCTGAAGTGAAACTCGAACTGTTGAATGCTTCTATGAGTGTCCAGTTGACATTATCAGTACTGCCTTCCACACTGGCATGATTAATATAGGTTGGACCATAAATATAATGAGCAGTAACTGTTATAGATTTAACATTTCGTATCGAACCAAAATCGGCAATTATAAAAGCAGCACCATTACTACCAGCACAACTGCTAAAAGTACTACCAGCTGCATTCACATTATCTTTAAGATCATTTATATCAGGATAAAATAGATTACCAATTGTAGTACCCTCTGCTCCACAACAAGGAGTACTACTAGTAAATGTCCAAGAAGATATTGGTCCATATGACGGCGATGTTGTGGTGACAAATAGGACAACAGGATTACTACTAAAATAACTTGTATTTTTTGTAGATAAAGACAAACCATATGTTCCTGGTCCGGGTACTGTTAGTGTAGCACTTGTTGCGGTATAGTATGTGCTAGTTTTATTTGATGGAGTTGTTATATTCCAATATTGTAAATAATAACTAATATTACCTGGAATATCATAGCCACTAGCTACTGGTCCAGATGGAGCAACCCATGTCAAATTAATACCGGTTGCAGAGCTTGCTGTTGCGGTAAAATTGGTCGGAGAAGATGGTGATGAAAGTCCCTTGGATATACATTCATGATTAAGCCATGATGAAACACCGCTAGGATTATAGGCTCTAACGCGAGCACAGAATGATACACTATTATGATTAACGCATTGAGCATTAAGATTAACATTTCCTGGGATGCTGTAAGTAGTTAATTGAGTACTAAAATTGCTATCAGCAGCATATTGTACTTCATATCCTGTTATTGCTAATCCTCCATTATTAGAGGGTGTTTGCCATTTAAAAACAGGGATGTGAGAACCAACAACAGTATTGCCATAAGTAAATCCGGTACAAGTAATATTAGAACCAATAATATAATAAGAAGTATACCATAATCCCCAAGAACTAGAAGTAATTCCATTCTTAGAGATACCACTATAATATGTCAAACCATTCATTAAATATACATATACAATACCAGTTTGAGATGATGTTAATGCTCCGGCCTGAATGGCAGCAGTGCGTATGTCGCTATCATGTGTATAAGGATTTCTTCCCCATATTGGACCCCCGCTATAAGGAGTAGTTACTCTAACTCCATAAATAGTATCTAATTGATTATAGCTTGTCATATTCGTCGCATTATTAACAGTCATATTGAATGAGCCATTCTGCGGAACTGCTGTAAATGACAATGTATTATTTAATGGCGGAGATGGAGCAGAGTAAGGTGGCACTGGAGTAGCTTGGCCAATATTAGAGAATGATCCTGTGCCTATGGTATTAAGAGCCCTAACTCTAAAATAATAATTAGTATTATTAGTCAGCGACGATATTGATGTTTGTAAACCAGTTACGGTTGTATTATTTACATTAGTAGCAAAAGTAGAGCTAGTGCTATATTGTAAATTATATCCAGTAATTGCAGATCCTTTGGATACTGGCTTATACCAGCTAGCAAGCACAGTAGTATTTCCTGGATTTAAATTATATAGCAATGGACTATCCGGAACTTGCTTACTGAGAAATGTTGATGAACTGTTGGCACTAGATCCAACACTGTTATTAGCTTTTCCTCTAAAATAAAAAGTACTATAATTACCAGTTATTGGAACATCAAAACTAATAGAACTTATATTGTTTTGTGTTGTTAGTGTTAATAGATTACTAGTAAAGCCAGACCCAGAAGAAACATATATAGTATAATTAATAATTGGAGAACCACCATTATCTGCTGGTGGATTCCATCCTAGGTTTATAGTATCATCATCTATCCAATTAGCAATAAATCCAGATGGAGCATTAGGAATTGTCAGGGGCTTATTGGGTACAGCTAGCACACCTGAAGAATATGGTCCGTAACCTAATTGGTTATAACCTCTCATTCTAAAATAATACGTGGTATTATTTGTCAAACCAGTAACAGTGATAGGCGCATAGTTAGCAGTATGCGAAGAGGAAGTTACGCTAGAAAAAGCACTATTGGTACTACGTTCTAAACCAAAGAAAGAAATAACATTTCCTCCATTGCCGGTTGATGGTAAATAAGATATGGTTATAGAACCATCTCCAACCGATGTCGATAAGTTGATAGGTGCGCTTGGTACTGTTTTAGCCAATGTGAAAGAAGAATGGGTTCCTGTGCCAGCAAGATTAATAGGAATAATTCTAAAATAATAATTACCGGTCGATGTTAATTCACTGCTAAATTTGGCTATCTTAAACTCTATTTTGTTATTTTTATAGTATAGGGATAAGCCTTGAGAATTTGTTGTGGGTGATGTTGTAGTTGGAACACCAACATAAAAAGTCGAATTGTAATTTGGTGAAGTATCCACATCAGGAAAATTAGCATACATTGATCTATCGATACGATAACCAGTAATTGTGGATCCTCCGTTATTAGATGGAGCATTCCAGCTTACATATGTTTCATCAAATCCCCAAACGCCGCTCAATGAGCTAACACCAGACGGAACATTATACAATGGCGCGACCTCAAATATATTTGATTCTACTGATTGTCCATAAGAATTACTACTATAAAGCTTGATATAATATGAGCTAGAATCAGACAACCCGGTAATACTACCAGAAGAATCTGTAAATGGCTGTGTATTTACTATTTCGTTTGGTGAAGTGCCGTATAGTGCTGTATATGATATTGTAGAATCACTGTTGGTTGGTGGGTTCCAATCCATATCAATTTTTCCACTGCCTCTTATTATTGAAGCAAAATCTATTTTTCCTGGTTCTTTACCATATGGAATTTCATCGTCAATAAAAAATTCTATACTAAGTTCTGAATATAAATTTTTAGCATTAGCTATAACATTTAGATATGCATCGTTACTAATAGTAGCAGTAAAATTTTCGATTAGACTATTGTTATTTTTAGCAACTGTTATTTTTGCATTATTTGATCTGGGTAAAACAGGTAATGGGGTACTAACTCCAAATTTTTTAGCGCTATTACCAGCACCAGTGCCAGCCTTGAGGGTTGTTTCTACTTTTTGATAAAATCTTTTGCATTTATTGAGTTCTTCATTGTAGATTAAAGGCTTAAAGTTAGTAACTACTGAACCAATCTCTAGTTTAGCTCGACCTATATCAATAATTGAGGAATTACTTAAAGCGCCAGACGGAGATATTTCAACCATAAGTGTTGAAGCATTATCTGGAACAATAAAAGAGTTACTATACAAAGTCCAAGCGTCTGTTGCTAATGAACCACTAAAAGCAGCATCGCTAATTTCTATTTTACCATTCGCCAACGAATTAAAATCTGTGCTATAGTAAACTCTACCATATACTAAACCAGTCCAGTTACTATCGGCTGGTTTTTTGGCATAAAAACTAAAGGTTGTTGTTTTCCCTCTTAGCCCTGCTGATATATCGCTATCTATAGCTTGAGATAAAACTGGATAAGAACCGGAAGACAGTGTTTGTAGTCTAATAATATTAGTAGCATTATCTAGTCCAACATTGCCAGCGATTCTAGAAGCTTTATTTGAACCGTTAGAAATCATATACCAACGATCTGCTGTAAAACCACCAGCATAAAATGGTGTTCCTCTTTGCCATATATCAAAATTACCATTAATTAAGAGATTGTCGTTACTAGATCGTGTAATATTTTTAGCATAGTTTAAAATTTTAACCATAATTATTTCCTAATACAAACATAGTCTATTGATTGATTATACACTTTTATATTAATGATGCTTCTCTAAAATCTTGGTCTATTTGTTCTTATTAATTATTCAGTATTAGCGATTTAAATTATCTTTTAAAGTTCTCTTATGATATATCTATCAATGTAATTGCCTGTTCAATTGGTATAACTTCAACAGATGCTAAAAGTATCTCTTTATTTGCAGCATCCCACATATCAGCTAGTAGTCCACCAGGCATTACTTCTGTAAGCAAATCCGCGCATAGCATGAATCTGCCGTCTACGAGAGCAACCGGCATTGGCATAAGTTTGTCACTACCGTACTGATTATAGAGTTCTGAAAGCCTGTTGGATAAATTAATATCAAATACCAAAGCATATCTTTTAGCTTCTTCATAACTTATTGGCAAGGTTAATTCTGAAAGTTTCATCTTAGTATAGTATTAAGGGTATTGAATAGTATAGTAACTCTAGTATCTAAATTTGCTAAATTCAGATATTGTCCAATAGAATAAAATGCTATTGCATTAGGATAATATGTAGCAGGATTTGGCGACCCAGCCTCATTAAAAGCAAATATAAAAAGAGTCGCACTAACAGGAGAGGCTGATATCAACGAGTTCACAGTAGTCGTTCGATTATTTGATCTAGATTCAAATAGATTATCTCTATTTCTAGCTATGCCACCAAACATATAAGTATTCATTGTATAGTCACCACTATTAAATTCGTTATCGGTATTTGGGGCAGACGCTGTTTGGAAAATACACCTACTTTGACTATTAGTAAGTACGAGTCTTTTGCTGCCAATACTGTTACCGTTTGGATTTCTTCCCCCCATCGCACTTGCTAATCCAACGCTACCAAGTAAAGCTGTGCTGGTGGGAGTTTTAATATAAGCAGCACAATGATGGTCAGTTATAGAGTCAGCATTAACATTTCTGTTACTATTAAGATACTTGTTAACGCCATTCCCGATTAGACCTTCGTATCTAACATAATCTCCACTAACAAAATTTACATTTGTTGGAGATGATCCAACCAAAGGAACCAATGCTCCGGACAAAGTCCTAGCGCCCATTAAAATACAACTTGCTTTAATAGCATTCCAAATACCATCTGTTTTACATCCAATAATAAATTGTGTTATAGCTAGTTTTACTGCTGGTTCTAATCTAGCATTATCTGCTGTTTCAACTCTATTAATATAACTTATAGCATCAGAATCGCTTCCAATAAATCCTCTTGGAGTTAATAACGGAATAGACGAACCAACAGTTAATGGTAAAGGCATTATGGGAGCAGATTTACCTTGAGATAGAATGCCGTCGTTCATAAATCAGCACCTAGTGCGGTAACTATCCCAGAATTGTTAGTATGAACAGTTGCCCTTAAAGACCATGTATTACTTGGTAGAATCAAATTACTATATACATTGCTTACTCTGGTTTGTTTTACGCTTTGTGATCCGGTAGCTGCTGGGATAGCTACCTCATCGTACAAATAGTATGTTCCGCCTCCTGACGAGTCGTAGAGAAATAGTCTTACCATTGTCGCAGCTGATACTGTCGCTGTCATTTGTACCACAACTTCGGCAATTCTTGTACCAGCAGCAACCCCGGTAATTACGGTAGCAACATTAGTTGGTGCTGTGTAAGAGGTATCAGCAGTACTTATTGCTGCTGCTCCTATTCTAGGTGTTACTGCAAAAGACGGACTACTTGCCATAATATTCTCCTATCTAAAATTAGACCATAAATAAAGATTTGCACTATTGAATAAATTAATCATATTTCCAGATGTTAATGTTGTGGATGCAACTTGTAGGCTTGTGGTAAAATTTCCGCTTGGAGCACTAATTAATCCAGTGAATGTAGCTCCAGATACTGGGGCATATATATCGTGAGTATGATTTAATGTAGCATATTGGGCAGCGCCACCAAAACCCACCCACTCCACAACATCTCCAGAAGCCCCAGGGACACTCAGCGTAAATGTTGATCCATTAGTAGCGGTATAGTCTTCGCCGTTTAATAGTTTGAATCCGTTATAATATACACTAAGATTGCCAACTAAATAATTCGGTGTGACATTAAAAGTGTCTTTAGTTGTTGTCAAAATCTCATAACCAGTAACAGTAGTAGAGGTACTATTTATTGTATAACTTCCATTATTAGAAGATATGCTAATTCCTGTTCCAGCAATTATATCTTTAACTGGTAATAGTCCGCTTACACTACTATTAAAATTGGTAATTTGACTACTAGAGTGAGTATGACCACTCAGGCTAACTCCGGTACCATTCACCAAAAGATTTTGACTAAAGTTACCAGTACCAACAACATCTAGTTTATATGATGGTGAGCTAGTACCTATGCCAACCCTATCTGTGCTGGCGTCAGTAAATAAAAGATTAGTATCTGTGTCGCCCTCTACTCTAAGATCTAAATTAGCCCCCTGTTCATTAACTGTAAACTCGCTGTTGTTCATCCTAATATAGTAACCAAGATATGATGTGCTATATCCAGTTAAAGGAATGGAGCCTTGTCTTATAAGTCCAAGGTTTATAGTAGATCCTTTAAACTGACTAATCCCACTATCGTATATGAGGGTATATTCATCTACTAATAAGGGATAACTAAAATCGCTGATTACATTATTGAGATCTTGTATATTTTGTGAGGAGATGTTGGTTAAATATCCCTGTAAGGCGTGATTGCCCCATCCATGAGCAGCATTCCAATTGGTTGAATCACCGCTAGTGGCTGTAATAACACCACTAACATCCAGCTTAGAAGAAGGTGAAGATGTGCCTATACCAATATTTGTTCCATTGTCATAAATTATACTATTATTTAAACTATTAGTTCCAGTCCATTTTGTAATAGAATTGGCTGAGCCAGTTCCTGTTGGAACCGCTGTGCCACTAACTTGTAGTGTAGTAAAATTTCCACTAGAGCTAGGAACCCACAATCCACTAACACTATTATACTGTAAAAATTGTCCATTAGTCGCACCGGTTACAGCAACATTATGAAGCTCTTCCAACTCATAACCATTTTGAACCCTAACCTCAATAACTCCTTCGTTTTGATGAGTTCGTACAATAGTTCCCATAGCCACAATATGATAAGGAGCATATGGTTTAGTTGTTGTTAATGCTCCTGATACTGTAGGACTCAAATATACAACTGACCCATTAACATCGCCCGCTGGAGCAGTTGGGTTGAACTGATCAGTATTTAATCCTGTTAATGCGCCGAGCACAATAACTCTACCACTGCTCATATTATCTATAGCTTCGTAAGTTATTCCATAAGTACCAGCGCTACTAATATCAGCAGTAGCAAGAGCTTTTTGTATAGTAGGAAGATCACCCTGACCACCATTTATATAAACAGCAGTCATTTTGGGAATACTAGCCCCTGTTTTATTAAATACTGTTGTAACAACCGAAGCTGATGTTTCAACAGATGTCATAGTATTGCTAATGGTATAAATACCACTAATGCTAGAAACCGATATATCCGATCCTGCAACTATGTTTTTGACTGGGAGAAGCCCGCTTACAGCATTATTAAAATAGGTTCCGCTAAGATTAACAGGATTTAATCCTGACCATTGAGTAAATCCATCTCCAATTTTTAAAATATTATTTGTAAGATCATAGCCGGGTTCACCACTAGCTAAAACAGGATTAGTCGATGCCCACTCAGACGATAATCCTTTGCGAAGTTGTATGGTGTTATTAACTGGCATAATAGTCCTATAATCTTACTAGAAATGTACTATAATCTACAATATAATAGCCAATATAAGAATTATGTCAATCAGGGTGAACCACCGTCGATTACAGCGTAGTAGATATAAGTTGGACTACCAGCACTAACGCCACTGATTCTAGTTAAGCCGTCTATTACCGTACTAGTTTGTCCTAGATTTACTACTGTACTGCCTAATGTTATGCCGCTACTAGCTAATTTAGTGACCGAAATTGCAGCAGTTGCATTAATATCTGCATTTACAATAGTTCCATCTACAATTTTAGCACTAGTAACAGTATTATCTGCTAATGTGACACTAATATTAAGAGTACCATTTTGTAGATCCGTTAATGTAACAGATCCTGTACCAGTAACATCACCAGAAAGAACACCAGTAATAATCGGATCTGGTTTATTTAATACTTTTGACCAGTCAATATTGGCATCTATTTCGCCAACAGCACCACTGAATACTTCACTAGTATTTGTAGCATCGGGAATAAATGTGAATTTGCCAGTATTATCGTCAAAACCAAAGAAACCTACTTTAGCTGCGCTGCCATTATGATATAAGAATTCAATACCCCTGTCTTTATTATCATCAAAAGTTGGACTATCGCCGCTGCCAATAGTGATAATTGGATCTCTAAGTTTAGTTACTGTGCTTTCAATAGTAGTGGTTGTACCCGCTACACTAAGATTACCATTAATTGTAACATTACCAGTTGTTGATAAATTATTTGTTACATAAACAGTGCCTAGTGTAACATCTCCAGTTGCGGACAAATTTCTTAAACTACTAAGATCTTTATTAGAATCAACTACTAAAGCTCTACTAGCCGCTACGGTACCAGCTGTAACACCAGATAAATATGCTAATTCAGCTAGTGTGGCTCTTGTTGAAGCATCTGTAATATTTGCCCATAGGTGGGTGTGAGAAGATAATGCATATCCGCTAGTATCAATTGTCAGTGTTCCGGCGCCATCATTATAAGATAGTTGCACACCAGTACCAGCAACCACCATACCACCAACGACATCTTGTACAGCTTCATTAAAGTCTGTGATGTCCGTTGACGGATGTTGATGAGCGGCAGCTGTAAATCCGGTCGGTTTACTGGTAATGTTGCCCCAGTGAACCTGACCGCCAGCGCCGCTGGTGTTTAATTCTGTTTCGGTATAGTATCTATCATCATGTGTGTGACCGCTAAAACTAACACCAGTAACATTAATATTAATTAATTGAGTGCCATTGTCGTCGTATTCTATATAAATTCCCGTACCGCCATTTAGTCCAGTAGCAACAACATCTCTAATTTCTTCTGGGCTAATACTAGCGGCTGTTACTCTAGCATCAACGGCAGAATTAAAATCCGTAATCTGAGTCGATAAAATGCCAGTCACAGAAAATGTTATAGTATTATTATTATCATCAACAGAAATACCAACACCACTATTACCAATTAAAATACCTCCAATAAGATCTCTAACATGTTCATTATCTAAATTAATTTGATAATCATCACCAGCTTGTACAACACCTATTCCAGTTCCAGCTGATACTGTGGTTGGAGAAGATCCGGCGATTACAATATCGTTACCACTTAATGTTAAACTAATATTTGAACCAGCTCTAATAGCATTAAAAATAGAAATACCAGTAACAATATTATTACTATCTCTAGAATATGATAATCCAATTCCGGTACCACTAGACAACGGAATGCCAGGATAGTAAGGCAAGCTTGTCCATGTGGTGAGACCATCACCAACTTTAAATAGCTGGCTATTAGTATTAAGACCAACCTCACCATTGCTGAGAGTCGGATTAACGGTATTCCAACCTGAGTTACTGCCTCTTCTTAGTTGTAGTGTTGTATTAACTGGCATTTTAATTCTCCGAAATTAGGATGGTTTTATGGTGTTCCGCAGTCTATCTCATAGTTATCGATAAAATTACTTAAATAAACATCTAAATCAGTAATTTGAGATGTTGTTATGGTTCCAGTAAATGATACTGGTGGTAGGTCTGATACTAAAATTTTTTCAGTATTAACAACTTCCAAATAAATATTAGGAATATCTGCTATAGAGCCGCTTTCGATCTCTATAGATGTCAATGGTTCACTTTCAATTTCTACAACATAGATATAGCTCATTATGTACAATCCAATAAGGTGTCAGTTTTACTTTTACGCTTCAAAATAGTTACAGTACCATATATAATTCTAATAACGTATTTTCCACCTTCACTATAAAAGTTATCGTCTGACTGCAATTCTAAGTCATATTTAGCATTAGTAAATGAAAATCCATTGGTGGTGTTAGCTGGAAATAATAAAGTTAATTTTCCATTAGCACCATCAATAGTAAATTTATATACACTATAATCAATGTTCTCTGTTGTAAAAACCTGTGTTACATTAGCATTAGTCTTCCATATTAGCCGAGCACACCATCCTGTGATATTGATAGGACTACCGCTATCGTCTTTATATACTAATGCCAATTTAAAAGAGCTACCTTGTTCTATACTAAAGTTATATTCTGCTGCTGGCATTAAATGACTCCTGAAAAAGAGTGCTTATCATTATATTAATACACCCATCACAATAATAAAAAAAGCCGCCCGAATGAGCGGCTTTTCTTATTCATTGCAAAATCAACGAACTATTATAGAGAGCCAAGAAGAACTCTACGATTATCAAGAACAGCAAAGCCTTGCTCTGCCCAACCGTAGAAACCAGCTCTTTTCTGACGATGTAGGGTATCGTCTTCGAAGATCTGAACCTCTTCACGAATTGGCATTATGAAACTATCTCTCTTACGGAGATCAAGGCCAACAACTAGCTCGTTGTCACCACCTGGGAGACTGGCGCTTAGTGTGTTGTTGTAGAAGAGTTGATATTCTTGACCTTCACCAAGTTCGTCTAGGTCGTGAAGATTAACACCAAAGACTCTGTTAACAGAACCATCAGCAGCGGTATAGATTTCACGACGAGTGACTTCATCAACCTGATCAACGCCCCAATTACGGATATCTTCCATAGCTTCGGGAGAAACGTATAGATCTGTTAAAAGACCACGATTATTTGAAGCAGAGTTACCGCCACCGTTACGACGCATAACGGTCTTCATCAAACTAACGAGACGCTTTGTGAACTGACCAGCAGCAGCATCACTATCATAAACTACGATGTTGCGATCAACACCAGCAGCCAGAAGTGTATGCCAGCCATCATCATTCATCTTCTTAACAAATGAAGCCTCTAGAACTTCCATAGCACGACCAACAACATCCCAGCGAGCATCTCTAGCATACTTTAGGAGATAGTCGATACTGGCGCCAATATCGAAGGTTGGGACCATAACATAGTCACCCTCAACATGGCGTTCTGGAATATAGCCGTGATTTGGAACAGTATAGGCAACAAAGTCCTTTTCTGTTCCTGGAGCTAGAAAATCAAGGGGAAATTCTGGAGTAGCACTTTGAGCCAAACGAATTGGTTCGAAGATGCCGTTCAGAATATCGCCATTTAATACACCCTGACGAAGTGGCTGCTCTAGAGCTTTTGCAAACTCTGCATTAGCAGCTAACGATGTTTCTCTGTGTGCAGAGCCAGAACGAACAAGAAGATCTGTTAATTCTGGTGTTGGTTGAAAAACTTTACTATTTGCTGACATGTTTATGTTCTCCCTTTTGTTTGATTAGGCAATGTTTACTGCTACTTTGACATAACCATCTGCGTCTTTTGAACTCAAAAAACGACCAACTTTATAAACTGCATCTTCTGTTGTGCCGTCCGCAGGAGCAGAAGCGGAGAAATAACCGCTTGCACCAACATAAGCAGCAGCACCAGCAGATGGTGTACCGGTTACAAGATTAGTTGTAACTTGACCAACTTGTAGCAAAGTAACTTTGCCACCGACTTGAACTTCGTCTTTGTGCCAATTGATGTGTTGTCTTGTAAGATCAAGATTAACAACATCATTTAGAAGAACACCAACAGGCTTGCATCCGCTAGTTGTTGCGGCGTAACTAACAACAGCGTTGCTGTCGTCCATTGCCACGCCAGAACCACCGGTAGATACTGAAGCAACGCCACCTCTGGTAGCTGTTGTGTTCATGAAAAATGAAACGTCTGTTTGTAATTCGATACGATCAGGTTTTAGAGCCATGTTTACTTCTCCCTTATTATGAGTTTTTACCGAGTCTAGCGCTTACGAATTCTAAAAGTTCTGCACGAACTGTTTCTGTTTTTGTTTCTGTCTCATCACTGCCAACACTAAGATCAACAGTTTCTTCGACTTCAACTTCTTCTAGGGCAGAAACACTTTCGTCTTCTGATGCCATGGGCTTCTTCTTTGGTGGCATAACGGCAGCTTCTTCTTTCTTGGTCTTGTCTTTCTTGATTTTTTCTAACCAAGGAGGCATTTTACCAGCAAATAGTGAAGTCATGCTATCAAAAGCTTCGTCTTCGATGGATTCGAATTTATCCACAACACTCGCTGCGACCTCAGTGTCTACGCCTTGTTCAATTAGAGAGGCCATTCTTTTCATTTTCTTTTCTTTCTTAGCCATCTCTTCTTCTTTCATTTTCATAGCGGCTAAAGCTTCGTTAGCGACATCTAGTTCGCTCTTAGTTTTCTTAGCCTCTTCGTCCATAACTGCCTTTTCACTATCGTACTTTTTGGCTAATGTCTCAAGTTCTACATCAAAAGCAGCTTTCATCTTCTTCATTTCTTCTTCCATATCTTCTTTTGCTGCTTTCATTTTCTTCATCTCTTCGTCTTTTTCTTTCATAGCAGCTTCAAGAGTTTGGTTAGTATCTTTGAGTTGAGAAGCTAATGAATATGCTTCTTTGACAGTATCAGCGCAGTTAGCTGAAACGTTATCAATTTTTGCGCCTAGTTCTGCCACTTGTTTTTCTAGATTTTCAGTCATAGTTATATTCTCCACATTTGAGGTAGACTTATTTAGTATTACACCTGAATTAGATAAATCTTCATTTTTTTTCGTCAATATATCAGTCATTTGCTTTTTAGTAAAAATAATACTATCAGGATTAGCTGGTTTATCGACAAAACCTTTACCACTAAAAGTGATATTTCTTAGTACTCGACCTATCTTATAGTCTTGGTGTTCGCCTTTTCCACCATAGGCTCTAAGATGTTTTGTTAAATATGCAGTATCATTATTTCTTGCTAAAATTTTATATTCTGAAGTGGCTTTATTAATTAATCCATAATCAAAATTTCTAAAATAACATTCCATACTAACATATTTTGTTCCATTTTCAATTTCAGCAATTAATTTTTCAGCTCTTTCTTTAAGATCTGTACTGCTAAAAGCCCTATAAATAACTGAACCAGTTAAAATATGAAATTTATCTGGTAATAAACCAGGATCAATATTATCATCAATTGGAGTACCATCTTCATCAATAGGCCAATTAGATGTGATATGTCCTATAATAAGATTTTCATCATGTTCCAGATTAGTGGGTTTATCTTCAGGTGTTTTACGAGCAGCCCAAACTTCAGCTTTATCAAAAATATCATCGTTTTTATTCCAAGAAGAGCTTACTAAAATTGATTGAACATAATATAGATCAGCATCGCTGAATGATCCGGAACTTTTTGCTGCTATGCTTTTTAGCTTAGATAATTCTACTGGTTCCAGAATAGAAGCATATGCTATAGAAGCAGAACTAGATATCTGTTCTGCTAATCCATCATCTGTCTCTTGAGGATAAATAATCATATGATTAAACCTTCAAAATTATTATTGTTGATTAATAAAAGCATAGTATGTGGCTTTAGCCTGTTTTTGTTCATCTGATGACAATTCTCTGCCCAACTCAGATACTACGCCTTTTATCCATACACTATAACCTTCTAAAGATTGATGATTTATATTAGATATTTTTTCTGAAATATATTCAGAATTAATTGTGCAGAAGGGCTTTAGTCCAAAAAGTATTTCTGCTTTAAGGTTTTCTAGCTCTTTAACCTCTGTGCTTGATAGTGATCGCAAGTTTTTTTTCTGATAAAATTCTAGCATAATAGGATTGATAATACTAGCTATATTTTCTTGTGCTTGTGACGCCCAAAGAATTAGACTGGCTCCGGTTTGCGGTCGAAATTCTTTTTGTTTGCGCTTTTCGGAATCTCTGGATAATTTTGGCCTGCCTTGCTGCGGCTCCCCTGGCAAAGATTCTGGCGAATCTTTGGCCAACTGTGTTGGTTTAAAAGCTTGCCTTAGTTCTAATGAGCTTTTTTCTCCATTTTTTCTAGCATCTAATTGTAGACCAACTTCGCTAGGAGATGCTACGCCACTTTGTAACGCAATTTTCTTGAGTCCGTTTTCTGGTTGTGGATCGTGCCAAGGCCCGGATTTTTTAACCATTCTTTCACTCTTTCTATCTCTAGCTTCTCTATTAAGTCTACTCTTTTCCATGTCCGGATCAATGCCAAATCTATGTTGTAATAATTCATCGCTAATAAGACTTCTATCAGCTAGTTGTATTAATAGAGCCTTTTCAGCATCTTCGTTACTGAGATCCATTTTATCAAATTCTACACGAGCAGGGTATCTAAATCCCATGGCTTTTTGTACTAAAGCTATCTCTCTGTCCCAAAATTCTGTTAATGCATCTCTTCCGTATTGAAGTCTCTGTGTGAGAGTTTTTAAGCTGATAAAGTTATTTGTTGTTCCAGCTGCTCCATACGTTCCAGTTAGTGTTGGAGGAATACCTAAACCAGCATAAACACTATTAAGGTGTGGCGTATATTTAGCTTCTCCTAAAAATTGATGAACATTAGTTTTACTCTCAATTAGTTCTATGTCTGGACCCCAAACAAGATCCATAGTGCCGCCACCAACATTATTACCAAGAATCTGAGCCAGCTTTGCTGCCGCAGCTTTTGTTGGAGAAATTTTATGTTCAAGGCTACCGAGTTTAAAAATGCGAATATTACTAATTGCGCCGTCTAAAGCCGCCATATCTGCTAATTTTAATTTTTCTATAACTGTAATATCGTCCATAATACTATAGATCATAGGATAAGCCCAGCTTTGCCAATCATCTTTCTTGTAATGAAAAACTAAAACCTTATCCGGGTCTAGAGGAAAAGGCTTCTTGGTTTTAGCTGCTTCAACAATTTGAATTGGTAAATTAGTTACTATGGCTTGTTCTTGTGGTGTTTTGGGAGAATTAATAACTCTTCTTAAGGCTGCTGGTAATACTAGTTCGTAGGTTTTGCTTGGAGAAAAAGAGGATAAAGCTCCAGCAGATACCTCAACATAAAATGGATCAATGAAAGTATATTTCCATGGAATTTCTCTTTTTTCTAATTTGATAGTTTCTGTTTCGTTTATTTGTAAATCAGCATTACCAACGGCTTTATATAGTTCATCAGATACTTTAAGACTAAGTTTTCCAGTTTGTCTATTAATAACAACATTGCCTGTTTTATATAGATTATTAAGAAATCGTTCGCTACGTTCTTTGCCTTTGATTTTTTTAAACCATGTTCTGTAAAATCTTTCAATTCTTTTGTTTTTATGAACTAGACGAATACCTTGGGATCCAAAATCGCCCATAAGATCGACAACATTTTTTACTAAACCTATTCGTTGGTAAATATCTTCTGCTTTTTTAATAATACCTTTTATTCTTTTAGGAACTGCTTCGTCTGGTCTAAAGAAGTCATAATCACTACGCGTTAGGCCAGGACGACCATCAGTATTAGAATCTAAGCCAGAATAGTCTAATCCATAGCGTCTCATAGCAGAAGAATGTTCTACTAAAGTATATTCCGACATAGCTTCTGAGGATGTTTTAAGAGCTTCTTTTTTACTGCCTAGATCGTCTCCCCATGTAACATAGGCTTCTTCACCAATTATGGAAGCATCATTAATAGCGCTACTTTTTGGATATTTTTTGCTCATATATTTTTAATACCATTGTATTGGGATTGTAATGCGATTGTATCTTTAATACACTAATTATCTATAAATTCCGCCGTAAATATCGTCGTTGGCCCCGGCTACAAACCAATCTGGTCCTTTATACATCTGTCCTTCATGTTTTACTATTTGATCTCTGTTACCTCCAATAACCTCATAGTTATTTTGAGGAACTAAAGCTATTCTTTGTTGTCTAGCTATCATATTAGCTATTACTAAAGCACTATATCGGTCTTTTCTTAGTCTTCCTTTTTTACCGTTTTGTAGTTTAACTTCTGGAGTATCCCATCGATCTCTTCCTCCGGACCCTGTACTGGTTTGTGTCATTACTATAGTAGTAAGCTCATTTTTTAGTTCTTCTATTTCTAAAATGCATTCACTGAGGCTGTCATATAGTGGAGATAAATCTGTGTTCATAATATCTTTACCTTCTTTATCTAAAGCTAATCCAAGTGTTAATTGATCAAAACGAGGAAATAGCAAAGCCTTGTCCTCTAAGTCTTTTCTTAGTCCATGATTAGCCTGACCAGTCCAATCTGCTCTAACAAATTGAATTAGTTCAAGAATATGTTGTCCTGGTTGATCATCAGTGTCTTTAGATTTATCATAATCAATAACAGGCCATATTAAAGATTCTCCTTCTTGAAGACGATTAGGGTCGTGTAAAGCTTCTTCAATAGATACTCCACCACCTTGAGCATCAAGCCCGATGCGTAAAGGAGGAAAGCTTTTCATTAAATCTCGTATCTTTCTAGCACAATAGCTATAAAAATCATGGTCTTTAATCAGCCCTGTTTTTTGTCTTTCTTTAAAATTATTACGATTAGTAGTCCAACAATAAACTACTCTACAATGGTCTTTATGAACTTCTAATATAACAATACTAAAATTGTCTCTTTCAGAAGCAGGGTCTATACCATATACATAGTGATGATTAGCGTTTCCAGTTACAGTTGCATCAAACAGAATAGGTTTACTATCTAGTAATATGGGTTTAGTATCACTAACAACACAACTCTCTATAAGGCTTCGTTTAAAAAATCCGTCACTATCAGCAGTAAAGCAAGCAGCGTATTCCATATTATATATGCCAGTATGAATAGTTGCTTTGGCTCGTGCCACTTGTTTATCATCCATAAAACCTTTGGGTATTAATTCATACGGTATGCGAATAATACTATAGTCTTGCCAATTAAAATTATCTGGAACTTCTCCATTAAATATTTCTCCTAGCTTTCTATTGTCTCCGCCGCTTTCTATAATTGCTTTATATCGTCTCCAATAGGATGCAAAATGTTTAAAGGCATAATCAGCAGTTCCACTAATAATAGCTTGGTTGCCCATTTTATAACTTAAAATTTCTAAATCATTATTCCAAACACCAGCATCTTTCATAGCTTGTTTACGGGCTTCTTCTTTAACGTTCTGAATAGGACTAGCAGATACAGCAGCGAATCCAGCTACTACTGTTTCATAAATGTCCGGAGATATTGATGCGAACTCGTCTGCGATGATAATGTGTGCTCTTAATCCTCTAATTTTGCTACCATCGCCCATTGGTACAGCAATTGTCCAGCTGTCTCCTAACCTTATTGTACATCTATCAACATCTCGACGCGGACCATCATCAGATCCTGTAAATATACTGCGTAAGATTGGACTAGTACGCCACATATTTTCCATATATTCAAAGATAATTTTACTTTGACGAAATGCAGCACCAACAATAACTATTTTAGTTCCCGGATGGAAAATACATCGTAAAACAGAATACAAAGCTAATAAAAAGCTTTTGCCCCAACCACGACTAGCAATATACATAGGGAATGGACGATTCCAAAATTCCTGTAAAATTACTACTTGCATAGGATGAAGTTCAATATTAAAAAGTAATTTGCAAGTGGCACCAAAATATTTGGGATCACGTAATAGTCGTATAAGATGTAAGTCTGGATTCTCTATCTCTTTTTCGGTTCGTCGAATCATGGGATTATTCGGTATGTTTAAAACCGACAAATCACCAAGACCCAACCAAGCATTATCAAATATTTTTTTCTGGTTGTCCGTAAAGCTCATAGATTTTTCTCATAATTGTTATGGCCATTTTTTCTGCATTAGACGCATCACCACAAAATACTACTTTAATATTATGTAATATTTGTAGTTCAATAATATGTTTAAGAATAAATTTTGGACCTATTTTTAATTTATCCCACATTCTTTTGGGAACATTCGAACCCACAGGATATATTAAAATGTCTTCAAGATCAAATTCTAATAGTAAAAAAGCATAAGGAATGCGTCTCATCCGGTCAATAACATCCTTAAATCTTTTTTCCGTAATATTATTAGCGAATTCGCTAACGCTTCCTTTTCTTTCTATACAAAATAGGGTCTCTAGTCCTTGTAGCGAATAGTCTCCAGTATCTAATTTAGATACGCTTTTAGTCATGTGTTCAAAAACCCATGGATGTTGTTCTCTTGTATCAACAATAATATGAAAGTTACTGAAGTCTATCATTGGCTAATATTCTTAAAAAGGTTTCTGCATAAATTTCTTCCATGCCTTTAATTAAATCATGATGATATTTGCAAAGAGTAATACCGTTATTAATATCAAATCTTAATCCAGGATAGTTTGCCCAAGTTTTGATATGATGAGCATTAATTTTTCGTTTTAGAGTACAATTTGGCCATCTGCACTTATACTGGTCTCTTTCGTAAACGCTTTTGCGCCACTGTTTATATTGAGAATCTCCAAAATTTCTAAACATGATCGTATACTCTAAGATCACTTTCAACCATTTCGTTAACTAGGTCTTCGAATGAATAGTCACTATGCCACCCAAGACTCTTTTGGGCCTTGGTTGGAATACCTCGTAAATATTCTACTTCTGCTGGTCGATATAAATTTTCGTCAATAGATAGGTGATCTTTGTAATTTAATCCGGCTTTACCAAAAGCAATTTTAACAAAATCATAAACACTATATGTGCTGCCCGTTGCAACAACATAATCGTCCGCAATATCATTTTGTAGCATTAGCCACATAGCTTTAACATAATCTTTAGCGTGGCCCCAGTCTCTTTTGGCGCTTAAATTTCCTAGCTGTAAAACTTTATTAGTGCGATTATTAACAAGGTCGCCGATATATTTGGTTATTTTTCGCGTCACAAAGTTTTCGCCTCGTCGTGGACTTTCGTGATTAAATAATATGCCGCAACATCCGAATAGCCCATAAGCCTCACGATAAATTCCTACTAATCGATGACTAGCTAATTTGGCTACTCCGTATGGACTTTGAGGAATAAACATGGTATCTTCGTCCTGGTATGGTTCATCATATTTAATAGTATCATAGTTTTTACCATACATTTCGCTGGTGCTAGCTTGATAAAAACGTGTTGCAGGAGAGTGAGCTCTAATGGCCTCTAGTATGTTGACTACTCCTAGAGTGTCAATTTCTATGGTTGTGGACGGATTTTTAAAAGATGATCCTACGTGGCTTTGTGCTGCTAAGTTATAAAATTCATCGGGCTGATATTTATTTATTAAATTAGATATGCCTGCTGGATCCGTCAGATCGCATTCTTCTAAAACTAAATAGGGGGATTTTATTAGGTGATGGATTCTATCAAAATTATTAATACTACTTCGTCGATGCATTCCAATGACTTTATAGTTCTTGTCTAGTAGTAGTTCTGCTAAATAGCTACCATCTTGTCCAGTAATGCCTGTTATGATTGCGGTTTTCATGAATTTTCCTCTCGTGCTAAAACAATCTCTGGGGTAAGAAGCGGACTATCCAGAGTATTATCAGCATAAGAGTGATATTCGGATAGTTTATTTTTATAGTTATCGGCTGCTATTTCCATAATAGCCATTTCTTTGCCTTCTTTTTCTCTTGTCTCTTCGTCTTCAAGCATTCGTATTAATCCGACCCAGGAGCTTTTACCATCTTCTATTCTTTTGATTCGTTGTTCACGAGTAGCTTTAAGGTCTTTGCTAATCTTTTGCTGTTCATTAAGCAGTTTGGTATACTCATTAGTATAATTAGCGATACTGTTGCGGGCGAATGATAGTTGTGTTTCGAGGTTGGCCAGTTTTGGAATATCTCGTTGATCTTCACTTTTGGCATATTCTTTATCCACTTCATTTTGAAGTTTTTCGGTATCACTAATGTGACGTTTGCGTTCTTTCATGCTGCGGTTAATAAGAATATCAATAGTGATAAATTGTTTGATTTGAAGTTCTTCTGCGGGCAAAACATCTTCTCGAAACTGTTTAATTAATCCTACCCAAGTATTTTCAAAGTAAGATAATTCTCCACTATCTTTATCAAACTGTTTTTCAATCTCAGACCAAAAGGTTTTTAGATATA